CTATCCTTGCTGGACAGCGCGGCGCAAACCGCCCGCCAGCGGAACTCCAAACCCGATCAGGCAGAACTGATCGAGGGCCCAGAGCACCACCGATTCAAGGCCGGCGCCCTGTGAGATTCGTAATTCCTTGAGCCATGGCGTGGAAGCGTCGCTGATTCCGATTAAGTGGGCTCGCTGAGCCGGAGAGAAAGCCGCGCCGTATCCTCGTTCGATAGACTGACGGCACAAATCGAGATTGCGTCCGAGTGTGTAGCCAAAGTTTTCGGTTTTTAGCGAAGTGAGATTTTCCGGCGTCCAATCGGACGTGGGATAGTTCACGATGCGATCAATCGGAGAATCGTTCACATCGTTGGGGTATAGGACCTCGAAACGGCACGCGGGGTAAGCGGCCTTCACGTAAGCCCTGATCGCGGCTGTGTGCTGGCCGATCAATCCCGGAAGAAAAGCGGCTTCGTCCGGAATCGTGGCGGGATCGACCGAAGAGTTCAGGATCACGGCCATCGCATGGCCATACTGCGCCAGGAATGTGGAAGTCGTATAAGCGTCGTAGAACGGCATGCCTATGGCGTTGCCATCCTGGTCGGTCTCCGGGAAATACCACCACTGCACTTCACCGAATTGCAGATAAGGAACCAGGCCCGCTTGCGATTGCAGGCCCGCCATTCCGAGGTACACCTCTTGCCAGTACGCGCGGCTCACTAGCGAGAAATTTGTCTGCAGCGCCGGTGTATTTACCAAAACCGGACTATTGTCCGGATACCGCTGCCCGATGCCCGCCGCAACCGAAGAATCGCCGTTGCCAAGTTCCGTGCTGAAGGAGGCGATCACGTCGATTCCGTATCCCTTCATCGCATTGAAATATGCGAGACTCCAGTCGCGGGCGGCGCGGTTCAAGCGCGGCGTCGCTTGCAGGTCCGTTAGCCATAACGGATTTGCTCCGCCAGAAAGACTTGCCCCCGATAAAGTAATCGTGAGATCAGCCGCTGTAGTGGTGGCGGCGAGGCTGATCGCATTTCCCGCCACGCCCATGGCGAGCGCGGAAATGGTAAGAACGTTGCCCGAGGCCTTTGCCCAGATCCCCGTCGAGTTGTAGTTAATCAGGAACTCAAAAGCGAGCGCCAGGCTAGCGGGCGTCTCGCCTATCGTGTGCTGATGGGATAAAGGCGTCTGATCGATCGAAATCCGGGTGGTTGCACTGAAGTCGGCGGTTCCCTGAAACGTCACCGTAGCCGAAGCGTAGGTGTTTCCGGAATCGGTCAGCTCATAAAACCACAGCGCCCCGCAGTAGTGGTTCGCTGTGCCTTGAAATCCCAACGACCGGATCATCCACGCTGTGCGCTCCGGCGCAAGGGCCAGCGAATGCTCCGTATCCCAGTCGGTGGCCAGGGTAATCGCCTGGTTGGCCGGCAGTTCCGGCAGATCCTGGCTGGGAATCGCGATTTCGAGGAAGTCGAAATAAAAATAAGCGCCGCTGGAGAAGTTACAAGAGATCTGAACCGTGTGGGTTCCGGCGTTGAACTCACCGATCAAGTGGCGCACCAGGATGTCTTCGCCGGAGAATTGGAGATTTACTGTAATGGCCGCCCCACCGTCGATTACGATAGCGATCGCACCACCTGCTTGAAGCAGCCTGGTCCCGAGATAAAGGCTATGTGTCTGGGCGGACGTATAGACGCAGGTCAGCGAACCGGGCTGCCCCGGTGTCGACGGCGCTTGCACGGGCGTGGGCGTAACGTGAATCGTCGAACCCGAAAAGTTCCCGAGTCCTTGCTGCCAATCGCCCGAGTAAACCACCGATGGATCGTTGTCCTCTATTCGCCGGCTTCCGGCCCCCGCCACGGAGTAGAGAAGACCCGTCCCCGTCACTGTCCAGTTCGTGATTTGGACTTCGAATTCGCTGCGATTGAAATTCCCGGTTTGGAGGTCGGCCGAGTAAGTCCATCGCAATTTCCGGACATTTGCCGCGGCGGCCGGTGGAAGCTCTGAAAGCGCGCCAAAGGGGAGTGTAACCTGCCACTGTGTTGGGGACGTTCCTCCGCTGAACAGGACGGATGGCTGCGCCCATACCTCGGTTCCAGCGCCCGAAACGAACGTGTAGACACCCAGACGGTTGCCCGCCGCTCCCGTGGTCGATGGCCCGGTGCGGGTCCCAAGGTAAGTGAGCGTGATCGAAGAACCGGACACGGCGGCCGTCATGGTGGGCGACCCTCCTTGCGCGGAAGGAAGATTGATCGCCGCCGCCAGCGCCGTCAGAGCGGATGTAATCGTGTCGTTGTAGTAAAGCTGATAGTTGTACTGTTCCGTGAGAAACGAAAGCCCGATGTAGTCGCCCCCCGTCGGCGTGCCCCCCAAAGTGAGTGTTGCGGTTGCGGCCGAGTAAGCCCCTTCTGTGGGAATCGCATATTTAGCGATCGGTACGAAGTAGATCTGCTCGCCTGTTCCGGGGTCGGCCCAGATGCGGACATCGGGCCACGCCACAGTTGGGTAAAGGGCTGAATCGAGCGGGATGCAATTCGCCCTTGTCTCGCAATAGCTCAGTGTCATTCCACTCAAGTCCCCATCTGGCAGATACCGGAACGCGGGATGTTCGAAAACGTTGTCGCGATTCCACTCGACCACCGCCCAGTCGAATTGCTGCCGCCAAGTTCCACTCAGGGTGTAACCATCGGGCGACGTTCCGCTAAGCGCCGCGATGGCGGAAGGCTCGAAGAAGTAGCACTGCAAGTCGCGGTCGGGACGGAGCTTCTGGAGGGGGTCGGCCATGCTGGTCTCTTTACAACCGGATCGTGACCGTGAGGTCGCTTCCCGGAGCCGTGTTCTGTGTCTGTGTTACTGAAACGATGTTCAAACCGATTTGAGCCTGATCCGGAATTGGGCCAAGCGCGAAGCCGTTCAGGATGTTGGATGTCGTCTGGCCAACCGGGATTGTCACCGTGCAATAAGGCTGTCCGTTAACGGTAATCTGCACTTCAATAGGGGATCCCGTCGACGGTTGGTTCACCATGGCGAACACGTCCCGTACTGAATGTGCGCTTTCCATCACGAGGGGCGGCGCGGCGTTCGTTTGGATCGCCAGTGGCCCTTCCACTTGCAGCGTCAACTGCCCGCCGGACAGCGTCCGCAGCCCTTGGTCCACGGTTCCTGTGAAAGCCGCCAGTTGCGGCGCGCTGTTGCCTCGGACATTCGTCATAAATAAAAGCGCGGTCGCGATCCGCTTGTCGGCGAACGGGATCGGGAAGGTGTAGCTTCCGCTGGCGGCGCTCCCAAAAAAGTCGGCGACGAAGGGCAGAATCAGTGTCTTCGACGAGAGATCATAGACAGCCGCGCCCGACGGATGTGCCACCGCCTGTGTCCCGAAGGTTCCCCGTACCACGGTATAAGTCTTCCCGCCGTTGCTCACCTGCTGGACTAACATCACTTCGGACTCAATCTGGACCAGGCTTGCCGTTTGACCGGCTCCCGCCGCGTTAAGAGCAAGGGTCGTGGTCAACGCCCCGATCGCATGGCTAAGCCCTATGAGCGACGGCCCATTCAACTCGTCCCAATATCCAAGTGTGAGAGTGCCCGCCGAAACAGTGCGCGTATCCGTGAGGGTCGGGAAGCTGATTCCGGTAATCTCCACTCCGCCTTCCCCCGTGGGAGTAAGTCCAAAGGCCGGTTGCGGAGGAATATCGCCGTCTATCGGGGTCGTTGTAACGCCGCCGATTTGCCAGCTCGTGATCGGAGAAAGCAGGGGATCGGTCTCGTCGTTTCGCACATTCGCGGCGCGTCCGGATATCTCTACCGTCATCCCCGGCCGGTCCGGCACACTGAACGTGATCGGGCTCGTGCTTCCCGTCGATCCGAATTGCCAGGATGGATCCACTATCGTGAAGGAACTTGTGGTGTCCGGCTGAATGGTCCAGTTCGACGCCACAGTGACCGTTGTCGGCGTGTTCGAAAGAATCGGACGTTCCTGACCCGCCCCCGCTCCCTGGCTGATCCTCGCCGTCTTCAACTGAAATTCATTCGCGGTCATCTGTAGAGCGTCGTTTCCCACCGTGTTCGGCGAAGCAATGTTCACCGGCGCCGCCGGCTGCAACTCAAACCGCCAGTAGAAGTTCGCGTGATCGTAATTGGGATCCGGTGGCGGGTTGGCTGTGGCTGTCAACCCAGCATCCGTGAACGTCGTTGCCACTGGGACCGCGCTTGCCGCCTGCACAAGTTGCTGCGGATTGCTCCCGCGATAAACGTTGAAACTCGCGGTACTCGTAGAAAAGCTCAAGTTCTGGAGGGTCACGGTGTTCGTATTCGTCCCAGCGGGAATCGTCGCGGCCACCACAAACGACAGGGCGGTCTCGCTGCCGTGTTGATCGACGCCGGTCAGCGCATAGTAAAGCGTCTGACCTCCCGCGAGAGTTCCCCCGGTGAAGCCGATGGCGGGATTCAGGCCCACCAAAGGAATGCTCGCCGCGGAGAACCCTAGCTTCACCGGCGCGAGAAATCCAGCCGCCAATTCCACGCTATAACTCCCATCCGCGCTCTGGGTGTCGGTTTCAACCACCGAGAATTGCGGGTTCCCGTTCGTATCGACGATCGCGCCCGCCAACGGCCTCGGCAGGCCGATTTCCGAGTTTGGCTGGCGCCCAATTCCTCCCGAGCCAAGCAGCGCGTTCGGACCATACCAGGCGTCGTCGTGGATTTGCAGCGTGATCAGCGCAGTCCGGTAATTCGTGCCGGGCGAAATCCGGATGATGCGGAATAGCTGCCGTGTCCAGCCTTCCTTCGCGTAGGTCAGGGTGACGATATCGCCGGGGTTCAAACCCACTGCCTTCACGCTCGTTTGTAGATCCACGTATGTATTTCCGCGGATCGATTTGTTGAGCTGCAGCGTACACGCCCGCGCCGCTTGATTGAAGTTTGGAAGTCCGAGCGCCGTCAGAGAAGTAGTGATCTGCTGGCCGGTGAGTTGCGCGTCGTCGATGTCAACCAGCGAAAGGCTGTCCTGCTGGTATTCGTTGAACTCGTCCTGAAATTCCACCGTCATCAGGTTCGGCGTATCGGCGGAGTTACGGGAGTAGACGCGCACGGTCGACTGCCCATTGTTCGCTCTCAGGATACCGCCGTAAGTGTAATCGCCGAACTCGTAAGCCGGCCAGCCACCGAAGATCTCGCTGGTGCTGTTGCTGTTCGGAGGAAGCGTCGGCTGCTGTTGGGCGATGATTCCTTCCGCGCGCAATTGCAATAACCCACCGGGACTCAAGAGCAGATACAAGCTGGAACCGTTCCGAATTCCTCGAACGACATCGGCGGCGCTGCGGCGTTGGTTCAGAATCAGGTTGCATTGGAACTGCGGAACCAGCGTCGGATTGCCGTTCAAATCCACCGCCTCCACCGGTATGTCGCAGATAGCGGCGGCGGCCGCCACGCTGGCCAAGTCGATCTCGTCGAGCGTCCATCCGCTGCGCTGCAGAACATCCAGAATCACCCAGGCGGGGTTGTTCGTGAATACATTGTCCTGGTAGACTCCAGCCGCTGTATATCGGTCTAGCATCATCCCTTGCACCAGCACCTGAATGCTCGGAAGCGATTGGCCGGTGCTGATGCGGTTCGGGACGACAACCGATAGGAACGCCATGCTTCCGTAGGGATCGCCCAGGGGATTTCCGTTGGCGTCGGTGAAGTCGGGGTTGAACGCGCCGCTCCGCGCGCCGCTTCCGATAAGGTTGTACCAACCGGTGGCCGTCATATTGGCGCCCTGTTGGCCCACCGGAATCGCAATGCCATTCACGATCACCGTCAGGACTCCCGAAATCGCGCCCATCCCCAGTAACACTTCCATGTGCGTCAGGTTCCCGTCATTCCGGGAAAACACGATGGGGGGTTGAAACCAACCTGTCCCGTAGATCAATGGGACGTAATTGTTGTAACGCGCCTCGTTATCGATCACAGGCGAGGTATGTGAGCCACCCTCCCCGTAACTACGTACTTGCACAAGCGACGGAACAAACTCAACCCCTCCAAATCGTGCCGTGGTGTGACCATTTGCATCGGCGGAGAACATACCTCTCTGAATGCACTGTGTTCGCGAATAGTCGCAGGTTGTGAATGCCGCGCCCGCATTGAGTGTGCCCACTCCACCCGCAACGTCCGCAGAATATCCACAGCGGTAGAACGAATCGAATCGCCCCGCCGCTCCTCCGGTGAGCCCTTCCTGCCTTTGCTCCAGGGTGCCGGGGAAGAGCCACGGACACCGGCGTTGGATGCGGACCTCCGGCAGGTAAACGCGTTGAAGGTTGAGCCGGTTCAGAAAACTAACTTTGAACGTCGATTCGGTGGACTCTTCCGGTGGATTCGCAGTGCCGCGAAAAATCACCTGGCTTTCCGAAAGAGCTGCCTGATTGGTCAGGTCGTAGAACAGGAATTGGATTGTGACCTGAGCGCCCTTCCATCCAACTTCCCTCTCGATCTGCGAGTAGATGGAATCCGCATCGGCAAGCGTGATTGCTACCTTGGCGAGCGTGTCGATCCCTTGATTGGCCGAGGAGCGCAGATCAAAGAGGTTGTGCTGCATCACGCGTGAGCCATACGTAACTCCATTGAATGTCACCGCGTGCGTGCTCACACTCTGCACATCGCCTGACGGCAACGTGATATCGAACAGAAATAGCGCCGTACCGGGAGTGGTTTGCTCTTTGAGATTGAAGATTGTGCCCATGCTAATCCTTCGTCGTGCTCATCAGCCGGATAAGGCCGGAATGTTGATTCACGCCCGTCGTATTCAACGTCAGGGTGTCGGTGTCGAATCGGCTATAGGGGTAAACGCCGGAACGGTCGGTCGTGGGTTTATACAAGCTTGGAGCGGTTTGCGCCTCTACTTGAAGACCATAAACTGAGATGCGGACGCCCGCCGCAACACTGATGCCGAATGAGAGGGAGGTGTCTTGAGTGGCCAAGCTGCTCGTAAGGGAAACGCGCATCCATTGGGAATTGGAAGTAACCTTCTTGGTTGTGCTTCCGGACGATCCCGATGCCGTGAGAGTTACCTTCTTCGATCCCGCACTCTTCACAAACAAGCTGAAGCAATAGGTAAGCGAACTGGGGACAGCCAGCGTTTGTCTAAATCCCTGAGCCGCCTGTCCGCCATTGGTCACAGTGAATGCGTTGGCGCCGCCCGTCGGATCGCCCGCGGCCGGCGCGATTGAGACCAGGGGATCCGGGGTCCAAGCCGTATTCGTCAGGTCGCTGCTCCAAAGCAGAAGATTATCTGTGGGGTCCAAGAACACAAATGAGTTCAGCCGGCCCTGACAAGCCGCGAACAGGGTGTCCAGGGCGGCCCATTCCGCGGTCGTCAAATGGGAATATGTCAGCGCCCACCGCACGGCGCCCGCTCCAATGTCGGCGGCGCGAACCGTGGAACCGTCCGGCATGGTGTCGATGACGGTTCGATGGAATTCGCTGCGAGCGATGGGATACTGGGCGACGGCCCCTGTTTGTAACTGCGGATAATACAACATAGTCAGCCTCGGTTCTCCCTGACGATCAATCGAGTTTGGCCCCGCATTTCGGCATCGAACTGCTCGGAAAGCGTGTCCCCTTCAAGGGAGCAATTCGGATAAACCGTGCCGCTCCAAGGGTCCGTGAACGAGAACGAACCGGAAGCACCCTGGAGTTCCCGATAGAACTGTTGAATCGCGTACATTTCCGATTCGTCGAGGAGCTGAAGCCGTATAACCCAGTGATGCAAAGGGGTTCCGTAGTCGGCAAACCTCTGCTCGCTTCCATCAACGAAGCGCACCACCTGCGTCGAGAACTGTACCTGCTTTTGCGCCGGGTACTGCGCAACCGCGCCGGTCTTCAAGGCTGGGAACGTGTTCATCTAGATTCCCGCCACCACATCGTTGAGGCTGTTGGAGTGCAGCATCGCCTGCCGGACGGCTTGGGCTATGTCGTCGCTGTGGTCCAGAAACGACTTACTATCCATGGCGTTCACCTGAACCGTAATATTCTGCCCTCCACTCGTCGATGCGGATCGCGGGGCTCCATTGGCTCCATAGTCCGCCGCCGTCAGACCTCCTCCGCCCGGACCGTCGATCCCACCTTGAAACTGAACCGAGGACGGCATTTGAAAGGGAACGAGCGGTGTGGGAGCGCTGCTTCCTCCTCCAAAAAGGCCGAGAATGCCGCTGATCAGCGGCGAGAGACCGAAACCGCCGCCCAGGATGTCGCTCAACGCGCCACCCCCCGATACGCCCCCTCCGGAACCGCCGCCCAACAAGCCCATCAACGTGCCCAGAATCGACCCTCCTCCGCCCGAACCCGTGTCGGTCCCGGTCACGCCATTCAGCACTTGGGTCTGAAGCCCTAGTTGCTGAAGCAGACCTTGGGTCGTTTGACCGGAGTTTCCCGAGCCCGGTGTGACCGGGTTCGTGAGAGGATCCACCAGGCTCTCTTGATTGCGCGAAGTCCCAAAGCCGGCCAGCAGGCTCTTCGCCGAAGGGCCCACGCCCAGAACGGATATCAGCGAATCAGTACGTCTGTGTTTCGACATCGTTTCTCTCCCTCTGTAATTCGTTTTCGAGCAGTAACATTGCCTCCACCGTTCGCGCCGGTAACGACTCAACGTTCGCGCCCCGCAGCGTCTTCCGCGCCTGAAATATCTCTATGAAACCGACGCTCTCCGCTGTGATTTCCGTCTTAGGGCATTCGTCGGTCGAGATATGCTTGCGCGCCCACACCACTGTCGGCGGGTCCATTTCTTCCTTGGGAAGCCATCCGCAGCGGCGCTTCTTTTCCAAGCCGGCCTTTCTACACGCGTCGCACCTCCACCGGCTTGGATCGGAGAACTGGAAATGGAAGGCGACGATCAGTTTTTTCGTTCTTCTTCGGTCAGTCCCGTCTGCCTTTTCACCGCCGCCGCAATCTCGCGGGCCAGATCCTCAGGCCCTCGCGCGATGAAAGCCTCAACGTCCGGCGCCTCGCCGTCTATCGACAATCCACCGATGCGAACCAATCCCCAACGGATATAGAGCAGGTCGATCTCCTGCGCCAATGAGTTCGCTTCAATACGCTCCTGTAAAGCATCCCCGGCTTCAAGAAACTCAATCCGCGAACTCAATTCGCGCACCCTCCGAACCAATTCCGCCCTCAAGCCCAAAGACACCCGCCGGATCGTGAAACTTACTCCAGGCATCGTTCGCGACGGCGCCGTCACCAGGCTTTCGTAGTTAACCATCTCATCCGAAGGCAACGTACACCTCATCGTCAGCGATCCCCTGGGCGCGGCTGTCGGAGAAGTTCCATTGCAGGCGAACCTCTTTGTCATTAAATTCGGGAACCTCCGGAACCATGCTGCTCATATACATCCCGAACAGCTCACCCGGCTGTTGGCCCAGTTGGAGCATCATGCTCATGGGCGATCTCTGGCGCGCTGCCTGATAGAGCGCCTGCGTCTGCGTGTCGGTCATCTGGTAAATGCTCAGTTTCACCGAGACGCTGCGCTCGCCCGGAGCGATTGCGCTTGGAATTGTCGACCCGAACTCCGTGGCCCGGAGGTTCACTCCGTTGTCCACAGTCAGCTCCGCGCTGGTAAGAGTCAGGAACTGAGTTGGTATCGCGCCCAACCACACTTCTCCGAGGTGCCCGGGGATAATCGAGTAACTGAGAGGCGCCACAGTTGGTTCTGCCGGGTATTGATTCAGCCCTCCTTGTCCGGGCGTGAAGCTGGAACTATCGATCAAGTCGGCCGCCTGCCCGGAAAAGACAAACTCGTGGAAATCTCCGTTCACCCGAACCTGCGTCTTATTGATGGCGGCGCCGTATAGAATTCTCTGCACGGCGCTGCTGGGATCCCAAAAATCGTAAACCGTCACGCTTGGCAACGCCGTCGCGGGTTGATATGTCGCCGAGGCTCCAGTCTGCGCATCCCCGCCGGCCGGACCACTGAATGGCGCGTTCACCACAAGGGTGAGTGAATTGGCCACCGAAGACACGAACCGGATCTCCCCGCCCAGCGTGAACGCCTGCCCGGGGACCAGTCCATGTGGCGCCGTAAATGTCACCGTCGGCGATCCGGGTACCACCGTCACCGTGCCGCCACCGTTGTAAAGTGCCGGAGGCGCGCCAAAAGCAGCCTGGAACAAGGGTCCATGCGGCGGCGCTTGAGCCTGATTTGTCCAACCGGTCATGTAGGTGCCGAGTTCAAACGAAGTATTCAAGCGAAAGCCGCTCGGATCGCCAAGGAAGGTTCTCGTTCCGGTCTTATCGCGGCGCTGACGGCGATCCACCGCCTGCTTTGCGGAAAACTTGACGGCCGGGATGCGATTTTGTTGCCCGGCAGCCGCCGCAACGCCATAGGCCGCCTCGGTGGCGACGTAGAACCTGTTGTTATTCGATGAAATATAAGAAGCCATGCAGTCACCTTTCGTCCTATGCCAAGCTCACTTCCACAACCAGAGAAATCTTCGCGGTTTGCAGCAGGTACCGTCCCCCGTGCTTCACCGTGCCGTAGTTCACTTCGTAGCCGCCCCCGTAAAACACGCCTCCGCCCCAGTCCCCCCGGTTCGCGTCCAGAACTTGCGTCACCGCCTCCACATAGAGCTGCATTTGGGTCTCGAGATCGTCCAGGCGGTCGCTCGACACCCTCACTTCCACCATCATGTGAGCCTGCCCGGAAAACGTCCGGAACTTCTCCCGCAGTTGGTTTACAACCTTCTCGCAGTAAAGATGAACCGCCGGATACTTCGTTACCAGCGATTTCTCGGCGATCTCCGGGGGGACATTTTGCACGATGATGTTAGCGTTGGCGATCGCGGTTAAGGTAAGACCGTCGGTTCCCGATACGCTTCCCACGGTGGAGGGTAACCCCGCATTGGCGGCTAAGATCCCTTCCAGCGTTTTTGTAGTTAAGCTCGCAACTTGCGCCATGGTTAGCCTCTGGGCAACACCCGGTCGTGCGTCACATAGTAGTCTGGGGTTTGTCCGCTTCCAGGTACCCCCCCCTCGATCAGTCCAGTCCCGGGAAGCGTCCAACTGACGCCCAGGCTGTTTGGCGTTGCGTTTTGCAGAGTCTCCGTTCCGGGCGGTATGCCGACGTATACGTTCCAGCCGACGGCCCACTGCGGGGCGGCCGCTGGAGGCGTAACCACCAGGACCGTGCCCGGCTGGCCCGTGAAGGACGCCTGAAAACTCGGAGCCCCCTCTTGCCCCAACTGGTTCACCCAAGTCATCTGCGCGCTATAAAGCACTGCCGAACCCGTACCCGGAGCAATCGTGAGACTTGGTTGCGGCGCCATCGGAAGCCAGTAGCCGGAGATGCCGATCCCGATTTGATACAGGGTCGCTCGCGCCTCCTTATCCATGTCTCGATACTGTTGCCACTTCTTCAGGTACCTGTCGTTGAGTTGATTGTTGAATGCGTCCCGGTAGACCGCGGCTAGGGTTCTAGCGGCGTGCCACTGCTGCAGGGGATCCGTGACCACCACGTCGCTGACGCCTGTTTGCCTCCTCAGGACGTCCTGCGGATCTAGAAATTGATTCAAGAGCGTTCGCGTTTCCTGAACCAGCAGGAGCGAGAGAATCTGCGTTCCGATCTCCCGCTGCGCCAGCGCGATCTTTCCGTCCAGGTCGATTTGCTCCTGGTTCGATAAGTCTAGAATCCCGTTCTCGTAAGTAACGAGATCCTGCTGTTGATTGATTGGTCCGTCGTTGAACAGTGCCATGATCTGCCCAGCCTGTTAATCTTTTGGCGGCTTCTTGGTGAGCCTCTGCGCGTCCGCGCCCTGAGGAATCAGGTTGATCGTAATTTTCTGGCTCAACGCCAGTTCCTCCGCCTCCTGCCGTAACGCGGCCTGGGACTTGAAGTGCAATTCCGTCTCCTCGACAGACGCCAGTTGCGCTTTCCCTTCCACAATCAGCCGGGCGGCCACGGCACGAGTGACCTCCGTAGTTTTGCCTGCCACGCCGCCGTCGGGCGTTTCAAGACTGGTCATCACCACATGCTCCGGAGCGATTTCCCGCTCCACCTGTTTAATCTTTTGAAAGAATACTCTGAGATCCATTTCCGCTCCTCCTTTTGAAAAAGAAAGAGCCGGGATTGTGGCCCGGCTCCTCTCGCTTAGTTTTTGTTACCGAACCGCGACCGTAAGGAAGCGGAAGTTAGCTGGTAAGCTGAACGCCCCACGAATTTCGCAGGACGCCAACGCCATACAGCACATCCACCGTGAATTGCTGCGCCAGCGTATTCGGTTGATAGCTCATTACCACGCGCATTCCGAAATTGCCGAGTTCGGCGTATTCGGCGATTGCGCCAGTGCCAGGCAGAGGCTTCGGCAGCCGGCGGATTACCAGGCCCAATGCGTCCTTGGTAAAGGCCAGATTGTGAGTGGAGATTGGACCCGCGCCGGTCTTGGGAACATACTGCGAGCGGAAGATATAGAAGTCCTTCATCTTTCCGACCGTACCGTCCACAAGAGCGCGGAGGCCAGCCTCGCCCGCCGTGTAGAATTCGCTGAATCGAGCAATCTGGCGAATGGCCGAATAAGCATTCGAATCCACCACCAGGTATTTGTCCATGCTTCCCGGAACCTGCGCCTGAAACAGGACTGTTTCCGCCTGGTCGATTGTCGCCTCCGTAGGAGCCGTTGCCGCCGCGCCGATTGGCGCGTTAGCCGTAAACTGCGGGTATAACCCCAACAGATCGGTCTCGATCCGCTGGGCAAGCGCAACCACAGCCGGTTGCATGTAAAGCTGGAGCAGGTCGGGAACCGCCAGCGCCTTGGTCACGTCCGGAATCTGGAACGTGGCCTCCATATGTGTGTTCAACACGATCTGCGCGTTGCCCAGGTTCGGGCTTTGCGGTTGCACTGTGCCGCCCTCGGCGATGTTATTCGCCACCAGCGTCGGCGGAATCGGTATGTTCACCGTGTCGCCGGAATTCGCGAGCACAGGCTCGTAATCCCGATTGACCAGGTTACCCATTACCAGGTTGCCGAGCAGCGCCGGCAATGCTTCCGCTGCAACTAACTTGACAATCGCTGTCGCGACATTTGCTGATGTAATGATCCCCATCTTTTTCCTTTATCTTCTCCTTGGTTCGAAAAGGCCGTTGTCACGGCCGTCGTTCGCAGAATCTAACTCGCGTGTTTCGTCTGACTAACGCCTATCTACCCCGGAGTGTCTGCGCCGCCACCCGTGAGATTTCGTCGCGGACCCGCTTCAGTTCCTCGGAATCCATGCCCGGCCGTATCTGCTCCAGCGAGATCCCGCTTCCGCCCGGCGCCGCCTTGGGCGCCGATCCGATTCCCGATCCTCCGGCGATCCTCGCCGGCAGCAATTCGGGGTTCTCCGCGACAAATTGGTTAAGAAACTCCTTCAGGCCAACCTCGCCATTCTCCGAGCGCGCTGTCAGCCGCCCGTCGTCGCCGCGTGTGATGTCATCCTTCACGGCGCGGAATGCAAGGTCGATTTTGGATATCCCCATCCGCTGCAATTCCGCTCGGATCGCCGAACATCGTTCCGTCTCGTCGGCGGCCGCCTTCGTCTTGCGGTTTTCCTCGGCCAGTTCGTTCACCCGCCGCTCGAGTAACTCCCGCCGCTTTCGCTCTTCCAACAGTTCCACCTTATAAGCGGGCTCTGCCTTACGCTGCTCCGTCCGAACGAATTCGTCCACCGCGCTGCGAATGATCGCGGGAATGTCCAGTTGCGAATCGGTATTTGTCTTTTCCAGTTCTTCCATACTTTCCTCCTCCTCCCTTTCAAAAGCGTTGACTAATTCTCCGCGTCGATTTCCCGCGCGATTGCGTCCTTGGTCTCCTGGGGCGAATCGCTCAGATACTGAAACGCAAGCGTCTTGAACATCTCCTTCTTGAGCGTTGCCGATTGCACTCCCAGAGCCAGTAGTTGCTGGGCGCCGGCGAGCTGTGTCTCGAAATCGCCGATCTGAAACGAATCCATCCCCTTCACGCTAATGGTCAGTTCGTCCTCGCGCGCCGCGTCAATGGCCCGCAGCACGCGCTTGATCGCGTCCTTAAGCGCGTCCCCATAAGCTCGCAAGACCTGTTCGGTGATCGAGAAATCCCACTGCTTGCTCAAACCCGATTGCTTGTCACCCCCTGAGATCGCTCCCCCCGCTTGTGTCAGATAGCAAACCCGGTAGATCTCCTCCCGAAGGCGCCCCAGGTTGTCGTGAGCGATCTGATAAACCTTGCCCTCCGGCTCGGTCCAGCCGAATTTGTCGTTCGGTCCCAGTTGAATGAAATAACTCTCACCCACCATCTGGTTCCAGTCGCGCTCCGAGTAAATCACCGGCATGGCGAACAGTCCCATGGTCAGCGCCCAGGAAAGAGCGTTCGACTTGTTGAAGTGTTCGAGTTGCAGTAACCCGGCGCGATTCATCAACCACAAGCCTTCGGGGATCGCCAGATCGAATAGCGGCACCTTCCGCTGTTTGGCGAGACCATGCAGTCCGCTCGCCACCATCGCCACCGGACTATCCGCGTCCGATATCCCGCTGATCCATTCGCCGGAACCGCCTTCCGGGCGGGCCTGTTCGTAAACCCGGTACGTTTCCCGGTCGTAATAGATCCAGCGCGTTGCCGTCATCCACTTGGAGTCATCCACGTTGCCCTTTTTGAGATGCGACGTCCGCAGTACTACCCAGTCGTAGTTTCCGTGCTCGTCGATGCTCCAGTTGATCAGCTCTTCCGGCGAGTATCCCGAAAGGTAAGCCCGCGAAACCCCTTCTGCGTCTTCCTCCGCCCGTGTCTCAACCGTCCGCCCGCCCTTGGGGAAATCCACCAGAATGTGGCTCTTGCCATATACCAGCGTTTCGATGAACCGGGCTCGAAGGAACTCCACCAGGCTCGTTCCCCTGAGGTCGCAATCCTCGATGAACTCGGAAAAGAACTTCTTTGCCGCGGGAAAGCCGCCGTCAAAAGTCAACATGGGTTCTTTTCTAAACAGAGTGGCCGTATACCAGTCGATGATCGATCCAACATAGTTTTCGTAAAAGACCGCCAGCAGCCTCTCCGCGTAGACGTCGCGAGGTTCCTTCTGCCGCGGAACCAGGTAGCGCTCCGCCCGCCCCTTTATCTGTTCGCCGCCCGCGTAAAGATCGGAGTAGGTTCGCCATGTCTCGCGGCGCGCGCGGTAATCGGGATGTTCGCGATTAATGCTTACTTTGTTTTCATTCGTGTTTGACATGTATTCTCCTGACCCTTACAACAACCTCTCGCCTCGCTCCCCGTACCGCGGCTGTGGCCGGCATTCCTGCCAAACCAGGTAACCCAGCGCATCGGATAGATGAGTTCGCTTAAGGTCTTTCTCCTTATCGATAACCAGGCTGTCCGGTTTGTAACTCACCTGCTCCATGTCTTGAATCAACTCCTTACACTTCGGATCCATGTACAACTCCGTTTCATCCGCCGCCGAACGCAGCATTCCGTTCACCAGCAGCACCCGTTGACGAACGCTGGGATTCGACGTCGGCACCCGAAACTCGACCTTCCGGTAACCGGCGCGCGCCATGAACTCCCGAACCATTCGGTAGTCCGTCGTCCCACTCGTTTGAAGCCTCGCGCCCGTCGCGTCGCCGTAGATTACGATCGCGCTTGCGTGCGCCGGGTACCGCGACCGGAACTCTTCGCAGGCATCCACCGTGCTCGCTCTCCTCAGCACAATCTCATCGAGCACTCGCAATTCCCCGCCGGCGCTCTTCTGCGCCACCACCGAACACATCGGATCGACGTTGAAGTCGAGCGTCCATAACAGTGGAAGCCCGCTTTCCATCTCCAGCTTCTTGACATTCCGCGCGCGGTCGAACGATTCGTAAACCCGGCCCGCGCCAATGTTCACGTATTCGCCCATTGCTTCCTGGGCAAAGAACCGCGCATCGTAGCTCTTCTTCAACCGTTCGTAGTAGTCCGGAACTCGGTCCAACACGAATCGGTTTTCGTATGGCCGCGCCAGAACCGCTTGATATCCCTCAACTGGGTCCTGAATAAACCTCCGATAGACCCAGTCGAAACCATTGGGAGTCCAAACCCCAAAGCCTCCTAGCCGGGTCGCCTTGGGATCGCGGAGCCGCCCCTCCAACCTCATCCATGCTTCCTCCGAGGTGTACGTCAACTCATCGATTCCGAACCAGGCCAGGTTAGTCCCTCGGAGCCGCTCGTATTCGTCCAAAGATCGAAACAGCATCCTCGACTTTGTTTCGAGAATCTGCAGAACGTTCTCCGCCTTGTTGTACCGGTAGCCGATACCGTTCTCCTCGAGGATCGATAGCATCGCCGACAGAGTCGCATCCCGTAACATCGGATAAGTGGGGGCCCCGATCAGTCCCTGGCGTCCCGGATTCAAGTACGTCATCCGCACGGCTTCGTGGCAGAGAGCCGCGCTCTTCCCGGATCCCACTGGCCCGGAAAAGCCTTTAAAACGCGCCTCCGCGTCGTGAAACTGCTTCTGCGAGGGGAGAGGGCTGTACGCTATCTGTCGAAAACGGATGTCTCCTCTGGATTTATCCACGAGACGTGCATCTCCTTTGGCGTCTCTTCCGCGGACATCTCTCTCTCGAACTGCAATAAGCGGATATAGTCGCCGACCGTGCACTTTACTTCTTTGATGTTTCTTTCTATGTTGCTGATCAAATCGGCGATCGTCATCCGGCGATCGCCCGAGCCGTCCGCTGGCCCGCCTGCTTGCTCAGAACTCTCGTCAACTTGTTTCAT